ATGCCCACCATGGATTACACCCTGCTGCGCGGGCGCATCCGCGATTGCGGAATGACCCAGAAGGATTTAGCGGAAAAAGCTGGGATCAGCGAAGGGCAGTTCTGCCAGAAGCTGGCCGGGAATTTTGCATTCCGCCAGGACGAGATCGACCGAATTTGTGCCTTGCTGAGCATTTCGCCCGCAGACATTGGCCGCTACTTCTTTTTACCGAAAAAGTTGTGATTTAACAACATTCAAGGAGTAACCACACATGAAACGCCCAGACGCTTGGCACGACGCGTATCGCGCCATCTACTCCACCACCGGATGCATCCGGCTGACCGTCGCACAGGCCGCTGCCCAGATGGGCACCAGCCCCAAGCGGGTCACGCAGCAGTATCCGTATGGTTGGAGCGGCCAGGGCCGGGGCAAGACCATCCGGCTGGACACCCTGCTGGATCAGGAATTCAAGCTTTACTGAGGAGGAATCACAAATGAGACTGAAACCCGGAGTTTTGCAGTGGGCGGCGGTTGCCTGCTTCTGCGTCGGCCTGATCTACGCCCTCGGCCTTGAGGGCGGTGCACAGATCGGCCAGCCCATCACAGACGGCGAGTTCATCACCGCGATGGTGCTGATCCTGACCTCCATCGCGCTGGGCCGTCTGAGCTTTGCGCTTGAGGACCGGCAGCAGCGCAGCCGCTACGGCAAGATCAACCGCACCCACGCTCGCAACACCGAATACCCTGCCCTGCCGGAGCACAGCAGCCGCAGGGACGCATGAGAGGAGGACACACGATGTTTAACGACAAACGCCGGGGCGACATTTGGTGGGCGCAGGACACCGCCCACAAACGGGAGGACACCTGCCTGATCCGGGGTGACCGACCGGTGGTGATCGTCAGCAGCGACGAAGTCAACTGCAACACGCGCATCATTACGGTGGTTCCCCTGACCTCCAGCCCGGCGCAGCTGGCCCGCGGCGATGGCACCTACGATCAGGTTCTTCTGACCGGCTACGGTGCGCCGAGTATGGCCCTGACCCGGCAGGTGCACGCAGTGGACACTGACGATCTGACTGAGTACCGGGGCCATTTGACGGATGCCGATATGCTCCGGCTGGACGCGGTCCTCCGCCGTGCGCTGGGGGTATGAAGTGGTACACGGCCTACCTCCACCGAACAGAGGGGATTCTCGCCTGCGGCACCGCGCAGCAGGTGGCCGAGGCTTTAGGGATGAAGATGGGCAGCTTTTACACGGCCGTCTCCCGGAGCCGGACATGGAAAAACCGCAGATATGACTTCGTGATCGAAGAGATCAGCGAGGACGAATTTAAAAAGGAGTATGCCTCATGAAAACGCTTAAAGTCAGATTGACCTTTACCGAGCCGTTGCTCGGCACTTGGCCCGCCAATCAGAACGTGGCCCGCGAGTACATCGCGTCCAAGGGCCCGGACGCGGCCACCATCGAGGATGAAGTGGCTGCCCTGGGCGCGGATGCCGCAGCCGACAAGGCGATGACGGTATTCCCCCGCAACGAGGCCGGGCAGCCTATCCTGTATGATTACCAGGTAAAGGGATTCTTTAAAGACAGCTGCGGTATGCTGGGCCGCATCGGCGGCAAGGACGAGAAGGGCAAGAAGAAAGCCGTGAACGAATCCGGCAAGCTGACCGCCTACAAGAAGATCATCGACGGCCTGATCTTTGTCGGGCCCCGCCAGATTCCCCTGATCCTCAACGGAGAAATGACCGAGTGCCAGCGCCCCCTGCGGGCCCAGACAGCCCAAGGCGAGCGCGTGAGCCTTGCCAACTCCGAGCAGATTCCCGCAGGCAGCACCTGCGAGTTCGAGATCACCTGCATGGACGATGCCCACGAAAAGGCGGTTCTGGAATGGCTGGACTACGGCAAGCTCCGGGGCCTGGGCCAGTGGCGCAACAGCGGCAAAGGCCGCTTCACCTACGAGCTTCTCGGCTGATCGCAAAGGCATTGGGCTGCCGTGCGACGCAACGGCAAAGGATGGCATTGCCGAGATTGGCAGCGGCAAAGCACTGCTGTGGAAGCATAGCAAAGGCGTTGATTAGCTAAGACATGCAAAGGCACGGCCCGGTTTCGCGGAGAAAAGCAAGGGCATGGCGAGGCCCGGCACTGCGGTGCAATGGCTATGCCTCGCAAAGAGAGGCGGAGCAATAGCGCAGCATCGTAAGGAAGAGCTTGGCAATGGCATAGCCTTGGGCAGCTATGCGACGCAAAGCTGCGCGGGGCAATGGCAAAGACAGCTCCGAACTGCAAAGCGTAGATTCGACAGAATCTTTTTATAAAAGGAGCGTAACACTATGAATTTTGACCTTCACCTTTACGGCGAGACACCGGAAGAACTTCTGAATGTACTGGCCCACCTGGGCCACTCGGACAGCAATTACCACACCCCTATCCCTGACGAGCGTCACCCTGCGCAAGCTCCCGCCCCGCAGCCCCAGAGCGCGCCTGCACAGCAGCTGGACAAGCCCAAGGCGCAGACCCCCGCCAAGCAGAAAAAGGCCACACAGAAGCCCGCAGCGGCACCTGTGGAAGATCGTGTATCCCCTACGAATGCACCTGCCCAAAACGCGGGTGCTGCTGTGACCACGGACGCCCCTGCTGCTCGCTTGCCCGAGAAGGGGTTGGAAACCCAGACCACCCCGGCGGGTGCCACCGCCCTCGCTTCTGACCCCGCCACGCTGGACAAAATCCGCGATCTGGCCCGCAGCTTGATCGTGGCTGGCAAGCGAGCAGGTGTTCAGGCAGCCATCAAAGCCACTGGTGCTGCATCCGTCTCTAAGCTGCCGCCTGACAGCTACACCAACGTCTGGGAGGAACTGCTCAAGCTGAAAGACGAGGTGGACGCAAATGCCTCCCATTAAGCACGCTCTGCTGGGTGCATCCAGCGCAGCCCGGTGGATCGCCTGCACGCCCAGCGCCAGAGCCACCGAGAATCTGCCGGACGAAGAGACCAAGTACGCCGCAGAGGGCACCCGGGCGCATGAGCTGTGCGAATACACCCTCCGGCACAACCTCGCAGGCTGGGAGGATGGCAAACCCTTTGACCCGATGTACGACTGGTACGGCGGTGAAGGGACGGTTACGCCGGAAATGCTCAAAGCTGCCAACCAGTACGTCAGCTTCATCCACGAGCTGTGGGCGGGCTTTCCCTGCCGCCCAGGGGTGTTCATCGAGCAGGAGGTGGACGTGAGCCAGTGGGTGCCCGGCGGCTTCGGCACCTGCGACTGCCTGCTGATTGGCGACGGCATCCTGCACATCATCGACTTCAAGTATGGGCAGGGCGTGCCAGTGAGCCCGGAGCACAACCCGCAGCTCATGTACTACGCCCTCGGAGCTTACGCCCTGTTTGACGGCATCGACGAGGTCGACACAGTGCGCCTGAGCATCGTACAACCCCGGATGCAGGAGGAATCTCAGACATGGGAGCTGCCGCTGGCCGATCTGCTCACATGGGCACGGGAGGTGCTGCAGCCTGCAGCCGAACTGGCATGGAAGGGCGAGGGCGTGTACCACCCCGGAGGTCATTGCAGATTCTGCAAAGCTTATCCTTCCTGCCGGGCATGGCAGAAGCAGTACGGCCCGCTGGCCGGGTTTGAGCCTTACCCGGAACCCGCTACACTCTCCGACGAAGAGCTGGGCGAATGGCTGCAGAAGCTGGAAGGGCTGGCCGCCTATGCCAAAGACCTGGAAGAATACGCACAGCAGGCGCTTCTGGATGGCCGCAGCCTGCCCGGCTGGAAGTTGGTACAGGGCCGCAGCACCCGTAAATGGACCGATCAGGATGCCGCGTTCCAGCAGATGGAGCACGACGGCATCGACGAGGCCATGCTGTACACCCGCACGCCCATTTCCCTGACCGCTGCCGAGAAGATGATCGGCAAAAAGAAATTTGCCGATACCATGTCGGCCTTTATCACCCGGGCACCCGGCGCGCCTAAGCTGGCAGCAGCCAGCGACCCGCGCCCTGCCTACAACCGCTTAGAGGGCTTCACGCCCGAGGAGGACTAACTATGAACGCAAACGAAATCATTATCCCCTGCCGCCTGTCTTACGCCAACATCTGGGAGCCCAAGCAGGTGAACGGCACCGGCGACCCCAAATACAGCTGCTGCCTGCTCATCAAGAAAAGCGATACGGCAGCCATCGCCAAGCTCAAGGCCGCCATCGAGGCCGTCAAAAAGGACCCCAGGGCACTGGCCCGCTGGGGCGGCTCAGTGCCCAAGAACCTGAAGCTGCCCCTGCGTGACGGCGACACCGAAAAGGACGACGAGAACTATGAGGGCTGCTACTTTCTGAACGCCAACGCCAGCGAGAACCGCCGTCCGAAGATCATCGACCGTGCCTGCAACGACGTACTGGATCAGGACGAGGTGTACAGCGGCTGCTACGCCAAGGTCAAGATCGGCCTGTTCTCCTACAGCGCCAGCGGCAATAAGGGCATCGGCGCAGGGCTGGAGGTCATCCAGAAGGTCCGCGACGGCGAGCGGCTCTCCGGCGGCAACTCCACGGACGGCTTCGAGGTCCTGAGCGACGACGATGACAGTTTCCTCGACTAAACACCCGTACACCGGAGGCCCCCGCAAAGGACCTCCGGTCTTTTATCAGGAAAGGAGGAACCCGTGAAACCGATCATCACGGTAGATATAGAGACCTACTCGCCACAGGACATCGCCAAGGTCGGTGCCTACCGATACGCCCAAGACCCAGACTTTCAGATCCTGCTGCTGGGCTATGCCAACGAGAACTCAGACACGCCTAGAGTGCTGGATCTGACCAGCTGGCCGGACACGAAGCACTTCCTTCGGGAACAGCTGCCGTGGCTGCTGGATGACAGCTACACCAAGCGGGCGCACAACGCCGCTTTTGAGTGGTGGTGCTTGTCGGAGGCCATGGGGCTTGACTGGGCACAGCGGGTGCTTTGGCTGCAGCAGTGGGAGTGCAGCATGGTACACGCACTGTACTGCGGCCTACCTGCCCAGCTGGGGGCCCTCGGTGCGACCCTGAAGCAGCCGGAGGACGCGCTCAAGATGAAGGAGGGTAAGGCGCTGATTGCCTACTTCTGCAAGCCCTGCAAGCCCACAAAGCGCAACGGCGGGCGCACCCGCAACCTCCCCCAGCACGACCCCGCAAAGTGGAAGCTGTTCTGCAAGTACAACGGCATGGACGTGATCGCTGAACGGGCCAACGACCGGAAGCTGGCTCCATGGCCGGTGCCGGAGGAGATCATGCAGCAGTGGCGAGAGGACGTGGAGATGAACGCCCGGGGCGTGGCGGTGGATATGGAGCTGGTAGAGGGTGCCCTTGCCTGCTCTGCGCTGATCACAGAAGAGCAGACCGCCGAGTGCAAAGCCCTGACCGGTCTGGCCAACCCCGGCAGCAGAGCCCAGCTGCTGGGCTGGCTCCACAACCGGGGCGTAGAGATTCCCGGCCTAACCAAAGAGGATGTGGGCAAGGCTCTGGCTGGCGACCTGCCCAGCGACGTGCGCAGGGTGCTGGAGCTCCGGCAGCAGCTGGGCAAGACCAGCAACACCAAGTATGAGACCATCGCAGCCAGCGCAGGCCCCGACCACCGGGTGCGTGGAACCCTGCAATTCTACGGGGCCAGCCGGACAGGGCGCTGGGCCGGGCGGCTGCTTCAGGTGCAGAACCTGCCTCGCACTTACCTCGACCATCAGGCTGAGTGGCGCAGCATTGTAAAGCTACACGACCCCGAAGCGTTAGCTCTGCTGACCGACAATGTATCTGATACGCTGAGCCAGCTCATCCGCACGGCGCTGGTGCCCGGCAAAGGCTGCACTTTCGTGGATGCCGATTTCTCGGCCATCGAAGCCCGGCTGATCGCATGGCTGGCCGGTGAGGAGTGGGTGCTGGACGTTTTCCGCACCACCGGCAAGATCTACGAGGCCACCGCAGCCCGCATCTTCGGTGTGCCCTTCGACAGCATCGTCAAGGGCAACCCAAACTACAAGTACCGCCAGCGCGGTAAAGTGGCAACGCTGGCTCTGGGCTACCAGGGTGGTGTGGGCGCTATGAAGCGCATGGGCGGCGATCAGCTGGGTCTGGACGACGAGGGCCTACAGGACATCGTGAACCGCTGGCGCAGGCAGAACCCCAGCATCTGCAAGCTCTGGCGCAGGATGCAGGACGCAGCGGTGCACACCATCCGCACCGGTAGGACTACCATGCCCCGAGTAGGGGTGACGCTCCGCAAAGAGGTAGCCTGGGGCTTTCCCTTCCCGTTTCTGACGATGCAGCTGCCCAGCGGGCGCAAGCTCTTCTACGCCGACCCCGGCACCACGCCGGATGACCGCATTACTTATAAGGAGTGGGACACGGGCAGCTGGCGGGAAGCCGAGACCTACGGTGGCAAGTTGACCGAGAACCTCACCCAAGCTGTGGGCCGGGATTGCCTGGCTTTCGCGCTGGATAACCTCCGACGGGCTGGGTACCAGGTGGTGTTCCACGTCCACGACGAGGTCATCATCGAGCTGCCTACCACGCAGGACGCGGAAGCCGCGCTGGATAACGTGGTAGGCATTATGAGCATCGTGCCTCCCTGGGCCGAGGGGCTGCCCCTGAACGCGGCAGGCTGGTACGGAGACTTTTTTACAAAGGACTGAGGACGATGAACGCAACGACATTTGAAAAGGCGGCGGTTTATGCCGTCTCCCAGGATACCGCGCTGCTCCGGCTGCAGTCAGAGTACAACGTGCTGCTTGCACAGAAGCGCCTCAGTGATGCCCGTGGCGTAGCACTGGCGATGCAGATCCTGCGGCGGCTGGACGTGCACGTAATTTCGCAAGCAGACTGGAGGGAGAGCAGACGATGAAGAAAACAGAATCCCTACCCAACACCTCGGCGCTGTTCACCTGCACCTGCGGCGCGATGCCCTACGACGCAGAGAAACGCCCGAAGGGCAAAGTCGGGCTAGTCCGCTACCGCAAGAGCAGCAGGTACGCAAAGGACGGCGGCTGGTCGGTGGTCTGCACCCGCTGCGGCAGGGTCGGCGAGCGCGGCAGCACGCAGATCGATGCAAAAGCCAGATGGAACGCAAAGCGGTACAAGTATGGCCCGCTGAAGGAGGAGGACAAATGAGCGCTACACCAATTGAGATCAGCGTGGGCGGCAGCCGCACAGCGACCGAGTGGGACGGTTGCTCCATCACATGGGCCGACTTCACTGACGATCTGCAGAACGCCATGCAGAACAATTGCGGCACCGAGACCCACGCGGAGTACATGGCCCTGTCCAAGGGCAAGCAGGCTGACCTGAAGGACGTGGGCGGCTTCGTGGGCGGCACCCTGCGGGGTGGGAGCCGCAAGCGCGGCTGCTGCACCGGGCGCAGCCTGATCACGCTGGATATGGACAACTGCGAACCCGGCAGCACCGCCAAATGGGTGCAGGTCATCAGGGGCATGGGCACGGCAGCGGTCTACTCCACCCGGAAGCACGACCCAGAGCACCCCCGGCTGCGGGCCATCTTCCCCACCGACCGGGGCATACAGCCGGAGGAGTACCAGCCCTGCGCCCGGATGCTGGCCCAGATGCTGGACCCCACCATGAAGGTGTTTGACCCGACCACCTTCGAGACCGAGCGCCTGATGTACTGGCCCAGCCGCAGCGCCGACAGCCAGTGGGTCTGCGAGGCCACCGAGGACGGCAGCCGCATTAGCGTGGACGACCTGCTGTGGCTCTACGCCGACTGGCACGACGTGCGCCAATGGCCCGCCTGCCCCGCTGAGACGGTCAAGCTGCCCGGCGGCAAGCAGACCGACCCCACCGCCAAACAGGGCGTGGTGGGCGCTTTCTGCCGGACTTACGACGTGCCCGCAGCGATTGAGAAGTTTCTCCCCGGTGTGTACGTGAATGCAGGCGCGGGCCGCCTGACCTACGCCGCAGGCAGCACCACCGCAGGCGCGGTGCTTTACGACAACGATACCTTTATTTATAGTCACCACAGTACCGACCCCGCAGGCGGCAAGCTGCTGAACGCATGGGACCTGGTGCGCATCCACAAGTTCGGCGATCTGGACGCGGATGCCGCCCCTGGCACACCTACCGCCTCTCTGCCCAGCTGGCAGCAGATGCGGGCGCTGGCCGAGAGCGACGGCCCCACGGCGGCCCTGCTGCGGCAGGAGGCGGTAGACCACGCGATGGAGGGCTTCGAGCCGCTGCCAGAAGAGGACACCGACCCGGACAAGTGGCAGGAAAAGCTCGACCGTACCCAGAAGGGCGCACTGGCCAGCACCATACAGAATGCATGGATCATCCTCGAGCACGATCCGGCGCTCAAGGGCCGCATCTGGAACGACACCTTCTCGGAACGGCTGCGGTGCAAGGGCCCCTTCCCGTGGAGCGACAAGACACAGGAGCGGGACTGGTCGGACGAGGACGACGCAGGCGTGCGGTGGTACCTTGAGACGGTCTACCACTTCAGCGGGGTCAACAAGGCCGCAGACGCGGTAGCCCTGACCGGCGGCCACCACGCGAAAGACCCGGTGCGGGAGTACCTGCAGGGTCTCGTCTGGGACGGCACCGAACGGCTGGACAGACTGTTCATTGATTACCTCGGCGCAGAGGATAGCAGCTACACCCGGGCGGTGACGCGGAAGATGTTCGTTGCAGCGGTGGCCCGGTGCTTCCGCCCAGGGTGCAAGTTCGACCAGATCTGCATCCTCAGCGGCAGGCAGGGCATTGGCAAGAGCCTGCTGCTCAGCCGTATGGGCCGGGAGTGGTTCAACGACAGCATCACCAGCTTCGACGGCAAGGATGCCCGTGAAAACCTGCGCGGCGTGTGGATCGTCGAGCTGGGCGAAATGACGGCCTTCAGCCGCTCCGAGAGCGAGGCAGCAAAGCAGTTCCTGAGCCAGACCGAGGACCGTTACCGGGCCGCTTATGGCCGGAGAACGGTGCAATACCCCCGCAGGTGCGTGTTCTTCGGTACCTCCAACAGCTCCGATTTTCTCCGCGACGCCACCGGAAACCGCCGATACTGGCCCATAGATTGCAGCTTTGAGCGCCGCACACGGGTCGCTCACGATGATCTGACCCCTGCAGAAGTGGATCAGCTGTGGGCCGAAGCGGTGGCCCGGTTCAACGCCGGAGAGGAGCTGATCCTCCGGGACGAGCTGCAAAAGGCCGCTCTGGCAGAGCAGCAGGCGCACACCGAACGCGACCCGTGGGACGGTGACATCCTCGAATTTCTGGAAAAACCGGTGCCGCTGGACTGGGCGAAGCGCACGGTAGACGAGCGTGTGGCATGGTGGGAGAACGGCCCGGCTGAGGGCATCACCACCCAGCAGCGCACCACGATCTGCGTTAACGAGATCTGGCGGGAGGCGCTGGACAGCACCGGAAAGGCCCCCGACCGGATGCAGTCCAAGCGCATCGCAGCGGTGCTGAACAGCTCCCCGAACTGGCAGCCCGCAAAGTACCCGCAGCGCCATGGACCCTACGGGGTGCAGCGGATCTGGCGCAGGAAATCAGAGTAATTACCCCGCCAAAAACGTGCATACAAAGCCCGCCGAAACCCGCCGTCGTGCATACAAAGTGCCAGCGGCAAGGTCGGCAAAAATGCATACACGAACATACAGAAAATCATGAATTTTTTGTAAGCACGAGGGATTCAAGAAAACCAGCATACGGTGCATACAAAGCCGACATACACGCTTTTTGAAAGACGTATGCACGAAAAAGTGAGTGTTTATGCGGCTTTTTCGGTCAAAACAAACTCAACATACAATCTTTTCCCCTAGAAGAAGAAAGAAGAAGAGAAATAAGACGTGCGCGTAAAGCGTCCGCACGTACACGCTTACACGCGTAGGGATATAAGGAGCTTCGGTATGTTTTGTTACAGGTATGCACGGACAAATGAGCAAAAGGAGAAACTACAATGCCGACAAATAAACCACTTGAGAAAAGTATCGAGAACATCCTGCGCAAGGCCGTGGAGGACGAGGGCGGGGTGTGCCTGAAATGGACCTGTCCCGGACACAGGGGTGTGCCGGACCGGATGATCCTCTTCCCCGGCGGCATCATTGCCTTTGTGGAACTCAAGCGCCCCGGTGCAAAGGTCAAGGCGGGGGGATTGCAGGAGTGGTGGAGGATGAAGATTCTGAGCTTCGGGTTCCCCTGCTATGAAATCAGCACCGCAGGGGATGCCCGACACCTGGTGGACTTCCTGAGCACCAGGAGCTTCATTCAGACCGTGCAAGACGATGCCGACTGACACACTGCCCTAAAAGAAACGGAGGTCAAAGCAATGCAGCAATTTCACCCGCACCCATATCAGCAGGCGGGCATCGATGCCATTCTGGAAAAGCCCGGCGTGGCGCTCTGGATGGAAATGGGTCTGGGCAAGACGGTGGTCACCCTGACCGCCATCGACCAGCTGATCTACGACCGACTGGAGATCAGCCGGGTGCTGATCGTAGCCCCGAAGAAGGTCGCAGAAGCGACGTGGCAGGATGAAGCCGCCAAGTGGGGGCACCTGCAGCACCTGCGCATTTCTACCGTGCTGGGCACAGAGAAGCAGCGCAAGGCAGCTCTGGCAGCCCCAGCGGATATTTACATCATCAACCGCGAGAACGTCCCCTGGCTGGTACACACGCTGGGCCGGAGCTGGAACTTTGACATGGTGGTTCTGGACGAAGCGTCCAGCTTTAAGAACCACGCAGCCCAGCGGTTCAAAGCCCTGAAAGCCGTGCGCCCCAGAATCCACAAGGTGGTGGAGCTGACCGGCACGCCACGGCCCAACAGCCTGCTGGACCTCTGGGCGCAAATCTACTTGCTGGATCAGGGCGAGCGGCTGGGCCGGTACATCACCCACTACCGCAAGGACTACTTCTGGCCCACCGAGTACAGCTACGAGCCGAAGGACGGTGCCGCTGAAGCGGTGGAGGGCCGCATCAAGGACATCGTCCTGAGCTTCAAAGCCGCCGACCACCTGACCCTGCCGGAGAAGATCATCGACGACATCCCGGTGGTGCTGGACAAGCCTGCCAAGGCGGCCTACAAGAAGCTGGAGAAGGACTACCTGCTGGATGTGGACGGCGAGACCATCACCGCCCAGCAGGCGGCAGCCCTGACCGGCAAGCTCCTGCAGCTGTGCAACGGCAGCATCTACGACGAGAGCGGCACGGTGCACCAGATCCACCGGTGCAAGCTGGATGCCTTTGATGAACTGATCGACGCTCTGGACGGCCAGAAAGCCCTCGTGTTTTACGGTTTCCGCTTCGACGAGGAGCAGCTCACCGAAACACTGAAAGCACACCACAGGGGCCTCAGATTCGCCGTGCTGGACAATGAGCACGACGTAGCCGCATGGAACACGGGAGAGCTGGACGTTCTGCTGGCCCAGCCCGCCAGCTGCGCCTACGGCCTGAACCTGCAGCAGGGCGGGCATCACCTGATCTGGTACAGCCTGCCGTGGAGCCTGGAGCTTTACGCCCAGGGCGAAGCACGGCTCTACCGGCAGGGCCAGACCCAGAGTGTCATCGTCCACCGGCTGATCGTCAAGGGCGGTGCAGACGAGATGGTGGTCAAGGCGCTGAACCGCAAGGACACCGACCAGAACAGCCTGATGCAGGCGGTAAAGACCCACATTCAGGCAGCGAAGAAGGGAGACAACAAGTGAGCACCCGAGCATTCCGCAGGCTTTCCCGCGCAGAGCGTCGCAGCTTTATCAACACCATCGAGGACCCGCTGACCCGCCGGGCCTTCGAGATCGTATTTCTGGGTCCGGGCAAGGTCAGCTGGCGCAAGGCAGCGCTGCTCTACGGCGGCGGCATTTCCCCCGAGACCCTGCGGGTCTGGGTGTGGCAGGAGCTACAACGCGCATGAACCGCAGAACGCCGTCGTGAGCGCCGCAGCAGCGCAGGCGGTAAAGTTCCCGCCCGATTCACAAAACCCCGCCACAGAGGCTCGCAGCGGCGGCTGTGCACAAGTCATAACGTTTTCACCAAGAAACCCATGCTATGCTCTTCTGGATAACACGCAGGAGGGTGGAGCATGGGTTTTTCTAACGAGCGGATGAGGACGGGCCAGCTGGTCAACTGGTTTTTGCTGGACGGCCTCGAGCTGACCCCGGCGGGCAACCCCGTCACTAAAGCCCTGCCGCTGCCCTTTGGGGTCGATCACCTGATCGGCTTTAACGAGCTGCTGACCTGCAGGCACCCGGAGAATGCAGGCGTGCACTTCTTCCTCGACGATTACCAGTTCGAGCGCTTCTGGCGGCAGCCGCAGCGGTACCTCGACGCACTGGCAAAATGCCCGCTGGTGCTCGGCCCGGACTTCTCGCTTTACACCGACTTCCCCGCGCCCATCCAGCACTGGAACCACTACCGGAACCAACTGCTCACCGCATGGCTGCAGCACAACGGGGTCTGCGCCATTCCGGCAGCAAGCTGGTCGGACGAGGACAGCTTCCGCTGGTGCTTCGACGGCATCAGCAAAGGCGGCGCGGTGGCAGTGAGCACGGTGGGCTGCCTCGTCCACAAGGACGCATCCGATGGTCTGATGGGAGGGCTGAAAGAGCTGATCCGGCAGACCGAGCCATCCGAGATTCTGGTCTACGGCAAAACGCCGCCTGCAATGGCAGCACTGCTGCGGGAGCACAGCATCCCGTGGCAGGCATTCCCGCACAACATGGCGACCCGCGTAAGGGCCAGAGAGGAGGCGCAGTGATGGGCGGCAGAGGCAGCAGCATGAGAGGTTCCCAGGGCATGGGAGGCGGCGCAGGAGCGCCCGCAGCAGCCGCACAGGCGATGCCCACGATTCAAGCAGCACCGGCAGTTCAGGCGGCACCGGCAGCACCGGTAGCGCCCCAGCAGGCAGGCCCACCCACCGGCGCAAATGGCTTTGGCCACCTGACCCCGCAGCAGGTCTCCGCGATGGAGAGCGCCGCGCAGCGGCAGATGATGCGCGACCCGGCGCTGGCAGCAGGCGTGACCGACTACATCAATCCGGGCATGCAGAGCAACGGCAAGGCCCTGAGTCAGAACGCCAACTGGGCAGCAGCTACCGGTCAACCCCTGACCAAGCGGCAGCAGCAGATGCTGGATGCGGTGGACAAGCTGGCCAAGCCCATCGGGCAGGAAACCACCCTGTACCGCGCCGACCATTCAGATTTTCTGGAGCGCAACTGTGGCCTGCCTGCGAATTACAGCAGCATGAGTGACGCGCAGATCCGCAAAAGACTGGTTGGCAAGACTTGGACAAACACCAGCCTTGAATCCACAGCCTATGACAGCCGGAACAACCCCTTCTGGCCGCAGCCGAGTGGACGCGGCTCCGGCACCCATGGACAGGGCGGCATCCGGTCTGGCAACCGTGAGATCCTGATCCGGTACCACACAGCCAAAAGCACCCGGGCCGCCTTCATCCAGCCCAGCCAGTCCGAGGCTGTTCTGGCAGCAGGCACCCACCACAGGATCACCGGCGTACGCAGCACAAAGCTGGGGCCATCCCACACCTACCTTTCCGGCAAAAAGGTTCTTGAGCTGGAAATTGAAGTATGGTAAAATCAATCTGGAGGTATCTCACTATGGCATCCTCGACAAAAAAGCAAACCCCGACCGGCGGCTTTATTCAGCGCGACACCCCTCCCGTATCCATGGGGCCTATTCACTTCGGCGCGAATATGACGGACGCAGACGGCACTGTGCTGACTGACAGCAAGGGCAACTGGATCGGGCCCATCTCCCGGCTGGCACCGGAGTACCGCAAGTATGTAAAGAAGCCCGCAGCCAAGAAGAAAGCCACCAAGGCGAAACCCAAGAAAAAGTAATTCGTAACGTTTTGCCCCCGCTTTTCATGTTACCCTTGACCGAGAAATTCACGGTCAAGGGAGGATTCACATGGGCGGCAGAGGTGGAAGTATGGGCGGCAGCCACGGCATGGGTGGAGGCGGTGGTGCAGGAGGTGCAGCGAAAGCAGCAACACCGGCAGCACCCCAGACCCGTGAGCAGCAGCTGCTGGCACAGATCAAGGGCAACCCGGCGGCCCTGATGCAGATGAACGATCAGGATGCGCTGGATACCGTCAAAGCGATTGCAACACAGCCTATCGCAACTGACGGCACCCAGAATGACACCTTCTGTCAGCGCTGGCTGAACGCTACGGGGCTGGCAAACGAGATGCCCGAAGTTCTGGATGACGTGGCTTTTGGTAAGGCGCGCCGCAAAACAGGCGCAGACAAGCTATACCACAGCGATAAGTCCACCGACGGAACCTCGGCTTCTGCCGTAAAAACGCTGAAGCAATTGCAAACAGGCAGTACGGCGTATGCCTCGTTTGGCACTCATGGAAGCGGTACTTATCTCGATACCAGTGCTGTCAGCAATGCGAGGTACTATGCAGGAGCAAATGGTTCTCAGGTCAAGCTATTCCTGAACAGAAATGCAAAGGTCGCAACCTTTTCTGAGCTGTTTCAGGCGCAGACCGACTTCCAGAACAAGCACCCGAAAACATACAAGTACCTCTTGGGCAACCACACCGGTACGCAGTGGGGAGCCAGTGAATTAAAAACCATCTGGCTGACAAGTTCCGGGTACAATGTATACGATGCCGGGCAATACAAGGTTGCATATAGCCGTAAAGCCTTAACCATCTGCAAGACAGTTAAGAGCAGACAGCAGGTTGTGCACGGGGGAATCAACTGGTAAAGGAGTTCAAGCATGAAGAAGATTGAAAAGGCTACGCTGAATGCAGAAACGCTGATTCAGGCCCGTATTGAACAGCTTAAGAAACAGGGCATGACCTCCAGAAACGCTAACGAGTGCGCCCCCATGGAATGGGATGCGCACACTGGCCGCATTGAAAAACGTGATCTTCCGGACAACTGGAAGGACCCCTATCCGGCTCTGGAAAAGGCTCTCAAAGCATCCAAGGCCAAGGCCAAGCCCAAGACCGCCAAGGCGAAAGCCAAAAAGTAAGTCATAACGTTTTTACCCTAGGCTCTCTGGTACAATTGCCAGAGAGCCTATTTTATTGCCCGGAGGGATTGCATGGAGAGCGTGAAACACCAAATCGAGTACAAACGGCTGGACGAAATCCGCCCCTATGACAATAACCCCCGGCGCAATGACGAGGCCGCAAAAGCCGTCGCCAACAGCATCAAAGAGTTTGGCTTTCAGTCCCCCATCATCGTGGACAGGGACGGCGTGATCATCGCCGGACACACCCGGTACAAGGCCGCCCGGAGGCTCAAGTTGCAGGAAGTGCCGGTGATCGTAGCGGCAGAGCTCGACCCGGAAAAGGTCAAGGCCCTGCGCATCGCAGACAACTCCACCGGCGAAGTTGCCGAGTGGGACCTGCAGCTTCTGGTGCAGGAGCTGACCGGCATCGACTACGACATGACCGACTTCGGCCTGAACCTCCAGATCAAGATCGACGAGGAGGTCAAGGAGGACGACTTCACCGCAGAGCCCCCGGAGCAGCCCATCACCCAGCGGGGTGACATCTGGCTGCTGGGCGACCACCGGGTCATGTGCGGCGACAGCACCAGCCCGCAGGACGTGGAGCGGCTGATGGACGGCCAGCTGGCCGATCTGCTGCTCACCGACCCGCCCTATAACGTGAATTATCAGGGCTCGAATGGCAAGAAGATCGAGAACGACAACATGGCGGAGAGCCAGTTCCGGCAGTTCCTGCTTCAGGCATACAGCCGGGCCTTCGATGCCTGCCGCACCGGTGCCAGCGCGTACATTTTCCACGCAGACACGGAGGGCGAGGCGTTCCGGGCCATGTTCCGGGAGGCGGGCTGGGGTTTGCACGGGTGTCTGGTCTGGGTCAAGAACAGCCTCGTTCTCGGTCACAGCGACTACCAGTGGCAGCACGAGCCCTGCCTGTACGGCTGGAAGCCCGGCGCGAACCACTACTTTGTCAACGACCGCAGCCAGACCACCGTCATTGACGATGCAAAGCCGGACGATCTGCGGCACATGAAGAAGGATCAGCTGCTGGACTGGGCCATCAAGGCGCAGGCGCTGTTGACCCAGAAGCCCAGCAGCGTGATCCGCTGCGACAAGCCGCCCCGTAACGCAGCGCACCCCACCATGAAGCTGGTGGTGCTCTGCGGCAGGCTCATCAAGAACAGCTCCCTGCCCGGCCAGACCGTGCTGGACCTGTTCGGCGGCAGCGGTTCTACGCTGATCGCCTGCGAGCAGCTGAGCAGGAAGTGCTACACCATGGAGTATGACCCGCGCTATGTGGACGTGATCGTCCAGCGCTGGGAGGACTTCACCGGTGAAAAGGCCGTCCGCCTGAAATAACCATTCCCCGCCGGGGCAGGTTTTTACTCCTTTCCCGCCCCGGCATTTTTCATAGCCAAAACGGCACGCACACGGGTCATCCTCCGCCCGCAGGGCTCTGGAAGCAGAGCCGGTGCGCGCCGTTTTCTCATACGGAGGTGAAACCTTGGCACGAGAATCCCAAATCAGCAAGTGGAACAGCCCCAGTGGCCTGCTGCGACTGCAGCGGCTGGCGATGCACGGTCTGACGCAGGCAGAGATCTGCGAACAGATTGGCGTGCCGGTGCGCACCTTCCGGCGCTGGTGCACGCAGGATCCGCGCATCAAGCAGGCCCTCAGCATAGGCGCGGAGGCGGCACTGGCCAGCGTGGAGAACGCCCTGTTCAAGAAAGCCCAGAGCGGCGATCTGGGCGCGATGTGCTTCTTTTTGAAAAACCGAGATCCGGAGCATTGGAGTGAGCACCCGGAGCTGAGAGGTTACGACGGAAAGGTGGTGTTTGTGGATGACATACCAAAGACGGCAGCCCCCAAACCTGCTGAAACAGCAGCTGAAGCTAAGCAGCCTGATCATCCCTGAATACTACGCCGCCCACACCGCCATCTGGTCGGGTGAGTACAACGAGTATCTGGGCGACGGAGGGCGCGGCTCTCTCAAATCGACGTTTGCCGCCACCGAGGTGGTGCTGCTGGTGATGCGGGTGCCGAACATCCACGCGGTCGTCCTGCGCAAGGTGGGCAACACCCTCGCCACCAGTGTCTGGCCGGAGTACAACCGCGTCATCGACCGCATGGGCATCCGGCATTTGTGGAAGCAGACCAAGAAGCCCTATACCCTGACCTATATCCCCACCGGGCAGACCATCCAGTTCTACGGTCTGGACGACCCCGGCAAGCTGAAATCCATCGCCGTACCGTTCGGCTACTTCGGCGTGATGCACTTTGAAGAGTTCGACCAGTACGACGGCCCCGAAGAGATACGAAACGTGGAGCAGTCGGTGTTCCGTGGCGGCCCCTTCAGCTTTTCCTTCAAGACCTTCAACTCCCCCGCCATGGCGCGGCATTGGGTCAACCGGTACAAGCGGGAGGCAAAGCCGAAGCAGTTCCGGCACCACACCACCTATCTGACCACCCCGCCCGAGTGGCTGGGCCCCCGCTTCTTTGACGATGCAGAAACCCTCAAACAGCGGGACCCGGTGGCCTATGCCCACGAGTATCTGGGCGAGGTGGTGGGCTGCGGCACCGCCGTGTTTGAGAATCTGGAGCTGCGGCCCATCACCAGCGAGGAGATCGCCGGGTTTGACCGCCGCTATTACGGTCTGGACTTCGGCTGGTACCCCGACCCGAACCATTTCGGCGGCATGAGCTACGACCACGCCCGGCAGACCGTCTACATCTACGAGGAGCACCGGGCCCAGAAAGAAACCGATGCCCAGCTGGCCGAGGTGCTCAAGAGGCACCTCCACGATGAGATCATCGCGGACAGCGCGGCCAACCGGTCAATCGCTACACTGCGGGATCTGGGGTTCAGCCGCCTGCGCGGCTGCCGGAAGTACGCCGCCCACGGCGGCACATCCGTCACCGACGGCATGAAGTGGCTGCAGAGCCGCGCAAAGATCGTCATCGACCCCCAGCGCTGCCCATGGACGGCCCGAGAATTTTCAGAGTATGAGTACGCCCTCGACAAAAAGACCGGCGAAGTGATGCCGGGCTTTGTCGATGCGGCAAACCACAGCATCGACATGACCAGATACGCCCTTGAGGACGTCTGGCAAAAGAGAGGTGTACAGAACGCATGATAAACCACGCCGACATTGAAAACATCATCGGCTGCAAGACCCTTGTCACCGGCCGGATGCAGCGGGCCATTGAGGACTGGTACGATGCAGCCATCAACGGCCTGCCGCTGGACAAGAATCCGGAAACCCTGACCCTCGACCTGCCCGCGCTGATCTGCGCAGAGCTGGCACGGCTGACCACGCTGGAGCTGGAAGCCACGGTGGAGGGCAGCGACCGTGCCGACTGGATCAACGCCCAGCTGCAGCGGGTGCTCACGCCCCGCAGACGGCGCATCTTCACGGTGGCGCTGGCCCTTGGCAGCGGCATTTGGAAGCCCTACCAGAGCGGCAAAAAGCTGGGTATTTCCTTCTGCAACGCGGCCCGGTACTTTCCCGTGGCCCACGACGTAGAGGGCAACCTGACCGAGGGCGTGTTTATCGACAGCATTCAGGACGACGACAACTACTACCACCGCATGGAGTGGATGCACGTGCTGGAAAGCCGCGCCGACCTGCGGGACGAAGAGCTGGCGCAGCTGGAAGATTACGACCTCGCAGCGCCCGCACAGTTCCCCTGTACCAAGGTGGTCAATCTGGCCTTCCGCAGCGCAACACAGGACAGTCTCGGCCGCCCGGAGGATCTGAGCATCCGCCCGGAGTGGGACGACATCCAGCCGGTAGCGTACCTCACCGGGCTGGAAAAGCTCCCGGTGGGATATTTTGTTACGCCTATTGTTAACAGCGTCGATCCGGACAGTGAGATGGGCGCGGCTATGTTTGAACCCGCCCGCAAGCAGATCATCGATGCCGACGAACAGTACACACGGCTGGACTGGGAGTACGAGGGCGGAGAGCTGGCGGTAGACACGGATGAGAAATTTCTCAAGCCCAGCGCCGCCGGGCAGCAGTTGTCCAAAGCGCAGGCGCTCAGGGAATACGGCGTGCCGCCGGAAGCCATCGACAGCACCGCCCCGCACCACAGAGACCGGCTGTTCCACGGCATCGATGTCAACACCGGCATCACGGACAGTGCCCCGTTTTATCAGGTGTTCTCCCCCGCCCTGCGGGACGGCAGCTACCTGTCCGGTCTGAACCAGTATCTGCGCAATGTGGAAAGCCACGCGGGCCTGAGCTTCGGTGTGCTGTCTCAGGTGGCAGACGTGGAAAAGACCGCCACCGAGATCGTCAGCAGCAAGCAGAAGCTGTACTCCACGGTCTCCGACCTTCAGGCAGCACTGGAGGACGCTCTGCGCGGCCTGATCGATGCGCTGGACTACTGGGCAGATCACATTCCCGGCGCACCCGGCAAAGGCAAACTGAACATCTCCTTCAAGTGGGATGACAGCATCATCCTTGACCGCCTGTCCGAGATGGCCCAGTGGCAGCAGGAGGTCAGCATGGGCCTGCGCAGCAAGACCGAGTACCGGATGCACTTCTTTGGCGAGGACGAAGAGACCGCTACACGGGCAGTGCAGGCCATCCAGCAGGAGGCTGGGGCCAATGACATCCTGAAGGGAGTGATCGACAATGGCGACGGCTAAAACGAAATTCGCCCGGATGAAGCAGACCGCGGAACGGCTGGACTGGCTGATGGCGAACGCGCGCATCCTGCGCAGCCCTGCGCTGTGGGAGAAATACTACGAAGCTCTGCGCGTCGTCCGGCTGCTGGGCTTTGAGGTCACGGTGGAGGGCGGCCGCTACCACCGGGTAACGCCATGCTGACCCCGGACGAAGTTAACGGCTACGCTGGGCTTATGGCGGCCCCGTGGGACGAGCTGAACGAACGTATCCTGCGGGACATGGTGCGCCGGATCGTCAAGGCAGGCAAGATCACCTCCACAGCGGAGTGGCAGAGCTTCCGGGCGCAAGCGCTGGGCGCGAGCCGGGCATACCTTCTGCGGCAGATGCAGGCCATTGTGCAGGAGCTGGGGCCCCAGGAAGCCGCTGTGTTTGCCCAGGCAATAAAACAGGCATACACCAAGGACGTGCTGGATGCAGCCGCAGCAGGCCGCGCTCTGGCCCCTCTGGGCGAGAGTGAGGAAGCGCAGCAGCTGCTGGAAAGCGGCTACCGGCGCACCATGAACACCCTGTACAACCTGACCCAGAGCCGCGCTGTGATGGGCAACCAGAACATGGTGGAGACCACTCAGCGGCAGCTGGCGTATTATCTGGACATGGCCCACATGGATGCCGCCAGCGGCGCGTTCAGCTCCGACGATGCAGCACGGCGAGCGTTGAATGCTTTAGCAGCAAAAGGTGTGGGGGCTATCACCTACCCCAGCGGCCACGTGGACACGCTGGACGTAGTGGTGCTGCGGGCTACCCGCACCGGCATCAACCAGACTGCCGGAGAGATCACCCGCCACAACGCAGACGCATTGGAGTGCGATTTGATGGAGCTGGATGCCCACGTGGGTGCCCGCACCGGCGACGGCGGGCAGGACCTGACCAACCACAGCTGGTGGCAGGGCCAGATCGTCAGCCGCAGCGGTCGGCACGGCTATCTCTCGCTGGACGATATCGGCTACGGCGACGTGCGCGGCTTCATGGGGGCCAACTGTGCCCATAACTGGGCAATGTACTGGGAGGGCGCAAGTGTTCGCAGCTACACCCCCGAACGGCTGGCTGCGATCAATGCGGCTACCGTGACCTACAACGGTAAGGATATTGACCGGTACAAGGCCACCCAGATGCAGCGCGCCCAGGAGCGGCAGATCAGGGCCGACAAGCGGGCGTTTCTTGTGGCGAAGGAAAGCGGCCAGAAGGATGCCGAAAAGGCCGCAGCGGCAAAGCTGGCGGCCTCTCGTGCAAAGATGAAAGACTTCCTCAGTCAGACCGGGCTGCAGCAGTACCAGCTGCGGGAGAGCGTGCCCGGCTTTGGCCGCAGCGAAGCGGCCAGCGCAGCCGCGCAGGCACGAAAATGAGTGTGCTGGACTTCTTGAAAAGGCCGTGCTATAATTCAGGCCAGAATAAAGGAGGTTTCACACTATGAAGATCAAGAATCGAATCCGGGCGGGTATTGTGCTGCTCGCCCTCGCGCTCGGCTTGACCGCCTGCGGCGGCAGCTCTTCCAGCACCGCCAGTAGCGCAGCATCCAGCGCGCCGGGCAGTTCCGTGAGCGAGAGCGTCAGCGCCGAGCCGGAAAGCACCAGTGCTGCACCGGAGAGCGCAGTCAGCACCGAAGCTTCGCCTTTGGACGGCATCAAGTTCTCGGTAAGCAAGGTGCGCAACGATAACACCGGCAACTGGCGTATTTCGCTGATTGCAGAGAACATCGACATGAGCGAGTATGCGCTGGACTACTACAAGCAGTATTTCACCGACGACAGCGAGATCCACTTTATTGTGAACTTCAACTACAACACCACCACGAAGATCATGAACATGGGCGGGCAACTGGATGTAACCGTGCAGGACTACGTCCCCAAAGAGGAGCATGACGCAAATACTCTGGGTAGCGGCACCGTTCTGGCCGAGTATTTTGTGGACAAGGAAACTGGCGAAGTTGAAAAGATCGGCTAACAAATAAGCAAAGCAAAAGCCCTGAAGGAATGCACCTTCAGGGCTTTTCTTGTTGGTTCAATTCACCGGAACATATCAACAACATATTCAACTGCGGCTTTCGCTTCCGGGGTGAGCGGTCGGGTACACCACCCACGGTCATAATAAGCAACCTCCCGCCAGTAACGCACATCGCCCGGCGGCAGTTGACTGACCCAGAGCTTCAGGATCCTGCCGCCGTCGATACCAAGCTCGCTGTGCTTCTCGCAGACCTTGGCCTGCCACCGAATCTCCGAGCCGTTCAGCTCGAAGCTGTCCTCGTGCCAAAGCTGGCTGTCCACGCACATTTCCGTTCGGAATCCCCGCATCACTGATCACCCCCGTCATAGTCCACCACATAGCCGTTGTACACGAAGTTCTCTGCCGCCATGGCAGCGTCGAGGATCCGGTTTGCATACTCGGCGGCTTCCGCCGGGCTCTTGGTTCCGAGGGAAGCCCACTGGACACCCATCTTCACCGGGGTACCCTGCCGAGCAAAATTGCAGTTGTGGATCTGGATGCCGTCCTCCGCCGAGAACTGCGCCTGAAGCGCGTCCAGCGCCTCACCGTAGACCTTCCAGTTGACCTTCTTCATAGATCAGCCCTCCTTCACCAATTCATAATGCTTGATGCTACCGTCCACAAATCTCCGGCCCTGCAGGATCTCCACGCTCTGGAGCAGAAACTCGAGGTGGGCCATATCGATGGCCCCGCAGGAGCCGGGGTCACGGAGCAGTTGCTCTGCCAGCACGTCCTGCATCTTGACGGTGTAGCAGGTCTCACCGACGATCTTCTCGCCATTCTCGATCTCCGCGGTGTCATAAGTGATGTTCAGCTTCTTCATGATCACCATTCTCCTTTCGCAGCAGCATTGCGGATTGCCCGCTCTTCGTTCTCCTGATCCAGCGCCTGCGCAAAAGCATCCAGCGCGCTGGCCCTCGTGATCGGCCCGAACTCCTTCACAAAATAGGCGAAGGTGCGGTCGTCCCAGCACTCGACGTACCCGTCGCCGCCCTTACCGTAGTTCTCGCGGGCCAGAGCCATGAACTGGTCGAAGGTCAGCGCCGGAGGGTTCGGCTCGGTGTCCAGAGGGACGACCCTCGCATAGGGGTGTCCCCTGCGAATGACCTGCGTCAGTTCGGTGTCAGCCGCTGCCCATTCAGCCCGGCAGCCGTAGACCTTCAAGGTGCCGTCGTCCTTCTCTTCGAGGATCGCCCAGTTGTAGGTGTGCGTCTTGCTGGTGCGCACCAGCTGGCCTTTGTAATAGAATTTCATGGTTCAGTCCTCCTTCAGCTCGCGCAGCAACTTTTCCAGCGCTGCGATATGATCCTCATAATACAGACCGCCGCGGCGGGAGCCGCAGTAGCGGGAATAAGAAATCTTCCAGCGGCGAATCTGCTCCTTGCAGGCAGCCACCGGATCGGCGGCGGTCTTGATCTCTTCGATGCTCAGATCACGCATGGTTCAATCCTCCTTGTTGGTGTACTCGTCGGTGTCACGGCTGGATTCGCCCATCAGAAACACCCGGTGCTTGCCCTTGGCATCCCGTACCCAGTCGCCACCCAGAACGGTGAGGGTGAAGATCATCCCTTGGTACTGACCCTCGGCGCACACCCGGGTCGGCTCCGGCAGGTCCTCCCGGTGCATGACGCACCACTGAGAGTCCATACTGAACGCCAGCATCCCCAGATGGCCGCGCAGTTCCTTCTTCTTCATGGTTTAGTCCTCCTTGACCAGCTGCAGCATCTTAAACACGCGGTCCCACTGCTCCTGCGAAAGGGTACCGCCATTGTTCACCACTGCTTCGGCCGCGTTGATTTCCAGCCGCATCTCGGTCTTGCTCATCTCGTTCAAATTTGCCATTTTTCGTTTTCCTCCGTTATTTTTCATTCTGGGACCCTTCCGGTGGCTGTATGTTACCTCTGCGCAGAAACAAAGTCAAGTTGTTTTTGATTTATTTTTTAATTTCTTTTTGTTGTTGACTTTTGCCCCGGCAAGTCATATCCTTGTGGCAGGAAGGAGTGACCCGAAATGACCACATCATCCAGAGTGAAAGCCCTGCTGGAACTGACCAGCACCGACCAAAGCACTTTTGCCGCAGCGTTCGGCATGACCACCCCGCAGGCCATGAGCAACAAGCTGCGCAGGGACAGCTGGTCGGCAAAAGACCTCGCCAAGGCTGCCGCCCTCTGCGGCGCAAGGCTGGCATTCATCCTCCCGGATGGCTCCCAGCTTATCCTCGCCCCGGACGAGAAGTGACCGCTACACCACAAAACACCCCGCGCTGAAGAGGACAATCCTCCCGACGCGGGGTGTTTTGCTTGCATACAGTTGCAACAAAAATCTTGTCAGTTGCAACAAAAGGGCGCATACAAACTTTGTAGACACGAAAAAGTGAGTGTTCATGCGGGCTTTTGGACAAAACATACAGAGACATACTCAAACTCTTATCCTGACCCTGAACAGAAGAAAAGAAGAATACACATGCGTGAGAACGCGCTTGATGCCCGCACGCGTAGGGTTTATAGGGATTTTGGTATGTTTTGTTTCAGGTATGCAAGCGCTCAAGTCATAACGTTTTTACCCGCCGGAGTGTGATACGATAGCACCAGATTACACCGCGCACCCGGTGTCAGAGAGGTGCAAGGGCCCGCGCACAGCAGCGCGACAACAATGCTGTAGGCCCAATGGGAGGTAGACCATGAAACGTGAGGATTTGAAAGCCATCGAGGGCCTGACCGAAGAGCAGATCAACGCAGTGATGCGGCTGCACGGTTTGGACGCAGCCGCCCATCAGGCCACTGTACAGGGCCTGCAGGCGCAGCTGGCCACTGCACAGCAGGGCCTGGCGGCCTTCGACGGCGTGGACGTTAATGATCTGCGCAGTCAGATCACCAACCTGACCAATCAGCTGAGCCAGCAGGCTGCAGAGTTCGCCTTCAACGGTGTGCTGCGCGCTGCGGCCCACGAGGCCGGTGCTCTGGACGAGAACGATGCTATCGCATTGCTGCCGAACAGAGCTACACTGCGCGAGAGCAAGAATCAGGCTGAGGATGTCAAGCAGGCATTCGCTGACCTCAAATCCCGCAAGCCGTACCTGTTCCAGCAGGGTGCCCCCGCCCCGCAGGACGGCGCAGGCCCCGAACCGCAGCCGGGCAACGAGCCCCAGGGCAACCCGATCATCATCCCGAAGCCCCGCAGCCAGGGCGGCAACGCACAGCCCACCCTGCAGGAGTTTCTGGCAATGACCGGCGCGGAACGCATGGCCCTGCGCACCCGTAACCCGGCACTTTTCCAGCAGCTCTCTGCTTTGGTGAGAGCTGCACGACACTAACGAGGTAACTGAACTATGCCTATTCCCGGCACTTTTGGCGGTTTTCCGTTTGACCCCGAGGTCTATCAGGGCTTCGTGGACCAGGAGGCCACCTTCTCCGATTCCATCCTTGCCTCCGGCATTCTGGCAAGCGACCAGAGCCTGGCCGCTTCTCTGGACAACGGCGGCACGATGGGCACCATCCGTTTCTATAACCCGCTGGACCCTGACACCGACGCCCCGCTGGTCCGTGATGGCACCACTGACAACGTGCCCACCGAGATCTCCGGCGGCAAGCAGTCCTGGATCCGCATCGACCGCATGAAGGCATGGAAGGCCACCGAGCTGACCCGTGAGCTGACTGCAGCCGACCCCATGGCCGCTGTTGCCCGCAACACCGGACGCTACTGGCGCATGTACAAGCAGAGCCTGCTGGTCAAGCTGGTGGATTCCGTTCTGGGCCTGTCCGGGCTGGCAAACCATACCCTGACCGTCAAGACCGGCGGTGTCACTGCAAACCAGCTGATTGATGTGCAGCAGTCCGCCCTGGGCGACTTCTCCGGCAAGTTCGGCCTGCTGGTGGTGCACTCCAAGATTCTGGCCGAATACAAGAAGCTGGGCCTGCTGAACTACAACAAGTACGTGATCACCAACGTGCTGCAGAAGGAGGTCAGCCTGCCCACCATCAACGGTCTGGTCGTGGTCGAGAATGACCGCGGCACCGACGACGGCACCAACTACAACAGCTTCCTGCTGGGTCAGGGTTCCGTCCTGACTGCCGACCCTAAGGTCATCACCCCGGACTACACCGAGTATGATGCGGCCAAGGCAGGCGGCACCGATATCCTGTACAATAACCGCTCCTTCATCCTGCACCCGAACGGTGTCTCCTTTGACGGCGATAAGATCGACAAGCCCACCCCGACGGATGACGAGTTCACCAACAAGGCAAACTGGGCGCTGAAGTTCGACCACAAGAACGTGCGCATGGGCAAGATCACCATCCCCAAGGCAAACTTTGCCGAGGAGTAACCTATGGACAGCTGGCTGACCTACCCTGAGTACCTCGCGCAGCACCCCGGATCTGCGCTGACCGAGACAGAGTTCACCCCTCGGGCGGTGGACGCAGCATTCTTCATCGAGAACGCCACACGCTGGTGCGCCAGCCTTGCCAAAGAGCCTGAACAGCTGGCGCTTCTGGCACAGTGTCAGTCCCGCCTGGTGGCCCTCTCCGAAGAGGTCAGCGCCAGCTGGGACGGTGTGACCAGCGTGAGCAATCACGGCTACACCGAGAGCTATGCCAGCGGCATGGATATGCAGGCGTATTTGGGCAAACGGCAGAGCCAGATCGTGCACGAGGTGCTCTCTGCTCCGTCTACCCGGTGGATGCTGTATCAGGGCGGCGTGTATCACCCGCCCCGCAGACGCTGAGAGGAGGCCTGCCATGCGCAAACCTCTTCTCGCAACAAAGAGTGTCACGCTGGTGCATTGCATCCGGCAGGGCACTGGCAGCACCAGCTACACCACGGTGCTGTCTGGCGTGAGCTGCCGCGAGGTGGCCGCAGCCGGTACCGGCGCACAGTCCGGTGCAGGCTCCGGCTTTGCCCCGAAAAGCAGCTCCGAGATCTGCATTTTTCCGGGCCACTCCACAGCGGCCCCACAGAGCACAGCAGAATCGCCGCTGAACGCGGCAAGCACCTTTCTCGACCCTGCCGCCTTCAAGGCCGCAGACGAAGCCGCAAGGGCCTGTCACTGGACGCTGGCCCCGGAGGACAAGGTAACGCTGCCTAGCGGGCACGTCGGCACCGTCACCAGCGTACAGGATAACCGGGACGGGCGCTGCCCGCACTGGTACGTGGAGGTAACAGGATGAGCGGCCCGATCAACCTCGGCATCCACTGGGACCCGAACTTCCAGAACCGCACCGAGGCAGGCTTTCAGCGCCTGCAGAAGGAAGCGGACGGCGAGTTCATCCGGCTGGTCACGCCCTATGTCCCGGTACGCACTGGGGCGCTGCGAGACAGCGCCAAGGACAGCACGGTGCTGGGCAGTGGCTTGATCCGGCACACCACGCCCTACGCAGCCGCGCAGTACTACCGTCTGCCCTGTGGGCAGGGTGTCCGAGAGGACGGCTGCGGGCCTCATTGGGGTGAGCGCTGCGTAGATGACCACAAAGAGGACTTTATCCAGTTTGTCAAGACCCGTGCTAAGGAGGTCAACAAATGAGCCAGACCGCAGACATCAAAGCCATGCTGGACTGGCTGGCCTCTTGCCCGCTGGCAACGACGCTCAACAACGGGGATGTTGTGTTCTCCATCGAATATCTGGGTGCCGACACCGGGCAGATGCAGTTCTCACTGGAAGCTACACCCACGGCAATGGTGCTGGAGCAGTTCTTCCTCGGCAGCCGCCGGGCGAAGAACTATGTTCTGGCATCCCGCATGGTCTACTCGCCCGAGGTCGTCCAGCAGGCCGCGAACAGCGCGTTCTGGGATGAATTTGCCGAGTGGGTAGAGAGACAGTCCGGACGGCGGAACCTTCCGGCGCTGTCTGACGGCAAAAAGGCCGAAAAGGTGGTCTGCCTGTCCCCCGGATACATCATGAGCCAGGATGCCAGCAGCTGCCGCTTCCAGATCCAACTTCAACTCCAGTACTACCAGAAAGGGAGATAATCTATGACTGTTGCCGAAACTCTGGCCGTGCTCAAGTCCGAGAAGGACATCGAGCCCAGCGCCGACTATGCAGGCGAGGAGAACACCGACGACTTCATCCTCGCTATTCAGACTGATAAAACCAAGCAGACCAAAGAATCCGCATGGATCGTCTGCGCCGACCACGTGAAGGAGCACTCCGGCTCCCTGAATGCTTCCACCACGGACGAGGCGTTCATCCGCACCGGTACCGTTACCACCAAGACCGGCACCCAGCGCACCCTTGCTGTCAACGGCAACCGCTGCGTAGGCGACGCATTTCAGGATTTTGTGCTGAGCCACAAAATCAAGTACGGCACCGGTAAGGACGTGATCGTACCCTACGTTTACTTCAGCGTCCGCACCGGTAAGGGCGAGACGGGCAATGCTTCTCTGGTCGTCACCAGCGACGTGGGCGGCTCTGCAAACGCCCCCGCCACTTTTGCGGTGGATGTCAAGGCGGTGGGCGCTCCCAAAGCCTTTGACTACCTGACCGACGTCACCGCGTAACATAAAACCAATATCGCCCCTGTCACCTCTGGCAGGGGCGCATTTTATAGGAGGTACAGATACATGATCATCTGTGGGCAGGAATTTGAATTTTCGGCGCTGAACGCTAACGACCTCGACCGTATGGACGCGGCACAGCAGCACATGCAGGCGGCTTCTGACCGCGAGAGCAAGCGCGCGCATACGGGCACCGCCGACATCCTGCGCGGCCAGTGCCGCCTTATGATGGGCTACTTCGACGAGTTGCTGGGCGAGGGCGCATCAGAACGTCTGGGCCTGGACGGAAACAACTTCGGCGCATGTGTCCGTGTGACGAACGCCATCAAGGAAGCCATCGCCGCAGAACAGGCCACCGTAAAGCAGGCGGCCGCAATGCCCATGAACCGCGAGCAGCGCCGTGCCGTTGCCAAACAGAAAAAGACCGTCCCCTACAAGGTCATTTCTACGCCCAAGACTACGACCGAGGACACCTTCATCCGTGGTCAGGCTGAGGTCTCTTACGGCGGCGAGCCCGACGTGGTGGTTCCCGCTCTGACCGACGAGCAGAAAACCGAGCAGCTGATCGATGCCCGGCAGGCCGTAGACGCTCTGCGGGACGATCCTGATGCCATGCAGCAGCTGGCGGCATACGCACTGCAGATCGCCGCAGAGCGCCATGTCTGATCTGCTGCTGGACGAGTTGCCCACCCGGTGGCATGGACACGAGATCGTCCCGGATTTCCGGCCCATGGTCTGGCTGGTCAACTCCTATGTCCGGGGCAGTGTTAACACCGACCCGGTGGGCTTTGCCCGGAGCGCAATTTGGCGCTTCTACAAAGACCCGCACTGCTTTCTGACGGACGACCAGATGCTCTTTGACGGCTACCAGCACCTGCTGGAATTTTATCAGGCGGGTGAAAAGGCGGCATCCGGCGGTGACACTTCCGGTGAATCGGAAGCACCAGCTACACTGCCCTTTGATTACCAGTGCGACGCGCCGTACATTGTGGCCGCGTTCCAGCGGCTGTACGGCATCGACCTGACGACCGAGCACGTCCACTGGTTCCGCTTCCGGGCACTGCTGCGGGGCGTGATCGGCGAGGACTGCATGTTCAGCCGCATCATCGACTGGCGCACCGCAGACCTTTCTGACATGAACCCAGAGAAGCGCCGCATCTACGAAGAGCAGCGGGAGCGCTTTGCCCTGCCCGCTGAGCTGAGAGGGGGTGCAGCACGTGCGCAGACCGTCGAAGAGCACAATGCAAGCTTCATTGCCCGTTTCCGTGGCCGCTGAACGCGCTCCCATCCCCTGCCCGCACTGCGGCAGACCGCTGCCGGTATGGGCAGAGCCGCACGCCACAGCTACGGGCGTGTGGGTAAAATGCAAAAATCCCGCCTGTAAGCGGGAAATCGAGATAAAACTTTAAGCCTGTGCCCTTGTGCCCGCGCTCACGACTGAGAGGTGGACACACGTGGCAGATTACAGCATTACCGGCGATACCAAGCTGGACACCAGCGGCTTTACCAAAGGCGTATCCAGCATGACGGTTGCCGCCGGTAATCTGATTTCCGACCTGACCAAGACCGCCGCCACCAAGCTGGCGGGCCTGGCAAAATCCTCGGTCAGCGTCGGCATGAATTTTGATGCGTCCATGTCCCAGGTAGCCGCCACCATGGGCACCACGGTGGATCAGATCGACAATCTGACCAAGGTCGCCAAAGAGATGGGCAGCAGCACCAAATTCACCGCTACACAGGCAGCGGACGCGCTGAACTATCTGGCGCTGGCAGGTTATGACGCTGACAAAGCCGCCGAGGTGCTGCCCAGCGTGCTGAATCTGGCTGCGGCAGGCGGCATGGATCTGGCCTATGCGTCCGATCTCGTCACCGATGCTATGGCCTCGCTGAACATCGAGGCCAACAAACAGAACGTGGACGACTTCGGCAACAAGCTGGCCATGGCGGCCAGCAAGGCCAATGCCAACGTTTCGCAGCTGGGTGAAGCCATCCTGACGGTGGGCGGCACCGCCGCAAACCTGAAAGGCGGCACCACCGAGCTGACCACTGCTCTGGGTCTGCTGGCAAACGTGGGCATCAAGGGCGCGGAGGGCGGTACCCATCTGCGCAACATCATCCTGTCGCTGCAGTCCCCCACCGACGAAGCAGCCAAAAAGATGCAGAAGCTGGGCCTGCAAGTCTACGATTCGCAGGGCAAAATGCGCGGGCTGAACGACATTCTGAGCGACCTGAACAGTGCCATGAATGGCATGACGCAGGGCCAGAAGGACAGCATCATCAACCAGCTGTTCAACAAGACCGACCTCGCCGCCGTCAACGGCCTGCTGGCAGCACAGGGCGAACAGTGGGACACGCTGGCCGCCCAGATCGACAGCGCTGACGGTGCCATGGGGCAGATGGCAGAAACTCAGATCGACAATCTGCAGGGCGCTATGACCATCATGTCCTCGGCGTTCGAGGGGATGCAGCTGGCCGTCTATGATGAGCTGGAACCCACCCTGACTGAAGCGGTCAAGTGGGGCACAGACTGCCTCACCCAGCTGACCACCGCCCTGTCTGAGGGTGGCCCCGAAGCTATGCTGGCCGCTGCCGGTGAGATCATCTCCGATCTGGCGGCGGGCATCGCGGCACAGCTGCCCGGCCTGATGCAGACCGGCGTGGAGATCATCACCCAACTGACCGAGGACATCGTAGCAGCTACACCGGCTATGCTTGACACAGCTGCCGAAGTGCTGGGCGCTCTGGCACAGGGGCTTGTGGACAACATCCCGGACCTGATCGCCAGCGCCGCTGAGGTCATCGCCGGATTTATCGGCTACCTCGGCGACCACGCAGACGAGATGATGACCGCGGGCCTGCAGATCATCGAGAGCCTCATCATCGGCATCACTGATAACCTGCCGGGTCTGATCGAGGCCGCAGGCGCGACGATCGCCAAATTCGCCGCCGCACTGATCTCCAATCTGCCGAAGATCCTCGAGTGCGCTGCCGCCATAATGACAACCCTTGTGGACGGCATCCTCTACAGCATCGAAAATCTGGCAGAGGCCGCCCTCGCCTGCGTGGCAAAGCTGGTGGGCGTGTGGGACGGCAGCATGGACGAGTGGGGCCATATCGGCGAGAACATCGTCAGCGGCCTGCTGAACGGTATCAAGGGTGCATGGAACCGCCTGGCCAAGTGGGTCAGCAACGGCATTAACGGCCTTGTCTCCGGGGTCAAGGGGCGGCTGGGCATCCACTCCCCGTCCAAAGTCTTTGACGAGATCGGCGTGCAGGTTTGCAACGGTCTGGCGCAGGGTCTCGACCGCGGAAATAAGAAGGTCAAGGACGCAGCCAAGACCGTGGTCGCGTCCGTAACCGACAGCGCCACCACCCTCACCAATGGCGTGGCCAAGACCGTGGAGACCGTCACGGAACGGATGGCGAACGGTGCTACACAGCAGAAACAGACCATCACCGAGACTTCCCGGCAGATGGTGGATGGTGTTCTGAAGGACATCAAGACCGTCACCAGCATTGCTGCGGACGGCACCAAGACCGTCAAGCAGACCATGGAGACCGTCCGCGAGACCGCCAAGACGGTCACCTCCACCTTCGAGACGCTGGCAGACGGGGTCAAGACCACCACCCAGACCGTCACCGAGACCCTGACCGACGGCACCGAGACCCAGAAGCAGGTCATCACCGAGGTCTACGACGACGTGGTGGACGGTGCCCTTGTGACGGTGGAGAAGATCAAGACCGTCGCGGCCGACGGCACCGTGCAGGTGGCCGAGCAGATCAAAAAGTCCAGCGAGAACACCTTCGACGGCCTGTGGAAGGAGCTGCAGACCGAAGCAGACAGCGGCATGCTTGGCACCTTCGATGATCTGTACACCGCCGTCAAGAATCAGGACTGGTTGGGCATCGGCAAGTGGGTGGCGAGCACCATCTACGGCGGTCTGACTGCCGACCAGAAGAAGCAGGTCAATGATTTTGCCCTTGGCATCGTGACTAAGCTCAACAAAGCGCTGGGCGGTGCCCGCGATCAGCTGGTACAGGGTGCCATTGATCTGGGCGGGCAGATCGTGCACGGCCTGACCGGCGGCTTCTCTGAGGTCTGGCAGCAGGCGCAGGGCCTCGGCTCCACCCTGATAGAGATCTTCGGCGGGCTGAAAACACCGCTGAGCGATGCGGCCCTTGCCATCAGTCAGGGCATGAAAGGCGGCCTGATCTCTGCATTCCCGGAGATTCTTGCTTCGCTGGGCGGCCTGATCGGGTCTATCGGCGGCGCGTTCGTAGCAATGCTGGATGCCATCGCTGCGGCGCTGTTCCCTACCGGCTTTGGCACTCCGCAGGCTCTGCTGATGATCGCAGCGGGCGTAGCCCTTGCTGCCGTCATCGCGGGCATCGTTGCCTCGATCGGCGGCTCTTTCAGTAAGAAGGGCTCGTCCGGGCGCGGCGGTTCCGCTGGCGGCGGGTCCTCCGGCTCCGGCGGCATGGGCAGCGTGGACATCACCACCGGCACCGGCAGTCTGGAAGATGCCATCAACGCCAACACCAAGGCGCTGGAAAAGACCAACTCTGCCCTTGCCGACATGATCCGGCAGGCGGGGGCGCTGGTGCTTTCCGACAACATGCGCCTCGGCAGCACCGTGGCTGCGTCCGGCACCGCACAGGTGGTGTCCGCTGCCAACAGCTACCACCGCGAGGGCGACACTAACATCACCCAGAACTTTTACAACGGCCACGACACCGCAGCCGCACAGCAGCGGGAAGCCCGCTGGGAAGCCGACAAGGCCAAGGCCCGCAAACGATGAAAGGAGGACACTGTGCTATTTAAGGACCATCTCAAAATCGTGACTGATGCCGGTGCCGTCCTGCATCTGGGCTGGGACTACGATGCTCCCTACTTTCTCGACCCGCTGAACGGGGTGGATGTGGACCTGCAGACCGCGCAGGGTGTCAATCAGATTGGCGACACCGTGGAGGGTCAGAGCGTCTCCGGCGTGTCCCGCACCCTGTCGGTCGTGTTCTGGGGCAGGGATGCGTTGACCCGTGCAAGAGCTTTTACCAAAAAGCTGCCCTACTTCACCAAGGGCACCCTGTACTTTGGCGACCACTATTTCACCCGGTTCGTGCTGCAAAAACTGCCCTATTTTTCCAGCTACACGCCGGACCCGCGCTGTGAGCTGATGCTCTACAGCGAGAAACCCTATTGGTACGATCTGAACGCCGTCAGCAGCGTGCTGGGCGGGTACGAGCCCGCCTTCCGCTTTCCTGTCTGCTACGACAGCCACATCTACGGCATCAAGCGGGACGGCACGGCGGCAGTGCTGCGCAACGAGGGCAGCCTTCCGGTGCCCTTCACGGCCACCCTGCGGTGCGACATGCCGGTGACGCATCCCAAGGTGGTGGATCTGCAGACCGGGGCCTTCATCGGCTTTGACCTGACCCTGCAGCCGGACGAGACGCTGGAAATCTACCGCAGCACATCCGACCGGCTGGCCTGCACCCTGACCCGGGCAGGCGTGACCGAGAACATCTTTGCAAAGCTGGACGAGGACAGCACCCTCACCGAGCTGCAGCCCGGCGATAACATGCTCTCCATGCAGGCCGAGAACGGCTCCGGCTACCTGCAGGCATCCGTGAGCTTTTACCCGATGGAGGCGGGCATCCTGCCCGAACCGCTATGAGAATAGACGTTTTGGACGCAGACACCCTTGCCCGCGTGGGCTGGGTAGATGTGTGGGTGTCTTTTTACTGGGACAGCCCCTACTACTCCGAGGGCAGTTTTACCCTTGAGGTGCGTCCCACCGCCGAGAACCTGCAGCTTTTGCAGGAGGGCCGCTGGCTGGTGCGCAGCGACGAAAGTCCGCGCATTCCCATGCGCATCTGCTCCCGCGCCAACCAGAACGAGGACTCGAATTTGGTCGTGAGCGGCTACCCGGCAACATGGCTGCTGACCAAGCGGGTGTCTGCGGTGAGCATCAAGAACCAGAACGCCGAAGCCGCCATGCGCAGCCTTGTGAGCGCCGCAAAGCCATGGCCCCGCCTTGCGCTGGGCACCGAGTACGGCTTTGACACCACCTTTGAAAAGCAGACCTCCGGCGGTACGGTGTTCGACTACTGCAAGACCATCGGGCAGGCCTGTGATCTGGGGTTCCGCATCGTGCTGGACGGCAAGGGCAGCAAGAAAAAGCTGCTCTTCGAGTGCTTCCGGCCCACCTTCGACCCAAACCGCCGCTACAGCCCCCAGTGGGGCAATCTGCTGAATTCCGGGTGGAGCTTTTCCGATACCGATTACGCCAACGTGGCCCTTGTGCAGGGCGCTGGCGAAGGTGACGAGCGCGCCACCGTCTGGGTGGGCGATGTGAACGCCACCGGCTCCGACCGGCGAGAGCTGTACATCGATGCCCGTGACGTGCAGCCGGAGGACGGCGAGACCAGCACCAGCCAGAGCTATCTGGAAAAGCTGGCTGACCGGGGCGGCGAAAAGCTGCTGGCCCAGCTACGCACCGGGTCCATCGAGTTTGACGTGGACGACGACACCCTGCAGGTGGGCGATGTGCTGAGCGCCAGCCTGCCGCAGCTGGGCTACACCGCCATGGTGCGCGTGGCCGACATCATCACCCAGAGCGAGGACAGCGGCACCACCCGCACCATCCGGCTGGGCACGCCCAGCTGGCACAAGACCTGAAAAGGAGGACTTTATGGCTGATATCATCACTTACCCCGAAAACGGCATTACCTACGATGCCGACGACGCTTCGGGTTACCTCGCCACCCGCCTGAGCGGCGTGTACAGCGCCGAGGAGGATTTCTCCGTCACGGCACAGGGCGGCCTGAGCGTGCAGGTGAGCGCCGGTCAGGCATGGGTGCGCCCGGCGCGGTTCAAGGGCCGCAGCATCATCATGGAGCAGCCCACCACCGTGGTGCTCACCGAAGCGGACCCTGTACGCAGCCGCATTGACCGCATCGTGCTGCGCTACGATGCCGCCGCCAAAAAGACCAGCCTGCAGGTGCTGGAAGGTGTCCCGAATTCTGCCGGGCCTGCTGCCCCGGCCATCACCCGCACCGAGCTGATCTACGACCTCTGCCTTGCCGAGATCAAGCGCCCTGCAGGCAGCACTTCCGTCACCGCCGCCGACATCTACGACACCCGCGCAGATGAGACCGTCTGCGGCGTGATGCGGGACGGCGTGCATGGCATCCCGGCGGCAACGCTCATTCAGATGCTGCGGCAGAAGATCGCAGAGGTGGACAGCGGCAGTTTCTACACCAAAGAAGCCGTGGATGACATGCTGGCCGTGATTCAGGCACAGGTCGCAAAAGCTGGCGCGCCGACCGAACGTCTGGTCTTTGTCACGCAGATCTCTGCAGGCAATTGGGGCTGGAACCAAACCATAAGCTGTGAAGCCACCATCCCTAAAGGCATGGATTTCATCCGCATCACTCCGGAGAATTTTAATTCTCCGTATGTGCTCCAGTTTCCTGCCGATAAAGATTTAAGCCTTACAGGCAAAAACAAGGCGATAGCCGCGATCTGCGCACCTGGTGCTAATTTCAAATACACCGCCAGCAACCGCAAGATCAAAATAACCGTCGTCAATGCTGATATCGGCAGAACTTGCATTCAGGGCTACAAGTATGGCACTGCCGCCACTCCCTGCATCGTCTGGACTGAGGGCGACGGCACATCCGCTAAAGACCATGACATCGATTATATCGAGATCAAGGAGCGGTATAAAGCAACCAGCTCCGACGATAAGGACACCGTGGAAGCTGTTGCCCGCGTCGTGAAAGGCAGCACGTATACGACCGCAGGCGGTGCCACAGTCACTTTTGCCAGCGACGGCACCGTAACGGCTAAAGACTATCACGGCACGCTTGTGGGCTACCGGTACATGACGCTGACAGAAGTTTCAGAGCAGTTAGCATCCACTCAATCCGCTCTTGCCGACGCAGACGCTTTGAACCTTGACCAGGACTACCGCCTAACTCTTTTGGAGCTGGGCGTGACCGATGATGAAACCACCGCATAAACAGAAAGGAATGACTACTATGGCACTTTATAGAACCTGCAAACGTATGATCGAGCGCGGCCAGACCGCCGGTATGGAAAAGAAGCTGGATATCTTCTACGCCGCCGCCAAGCTGACCGATGAACAGTACGCAGAACTGACCGAGATGCTGACCGAAAAGACCAGCGCCTGACCGGGCCGTGAAAGGACGTGATCCATATGGCGATCAAACAGTACAGCCTGAAGAAGGATGGTGCAAAGCAGCTCTCCCCCGCATTCCGTGTGCGGGAGTTCCGCTGCCGCGACGGCACCGACACCATCCTCAT